AGATACTTTATTTTTATTTGAAATACAAATAATCTAATTTTATAATTTCATGCTTTAACTTAGTATAACTGCCTATTTTCTACGTGAATTTCCAAGCAATGGAATTACATTAAAACTCTTGAACCGGTCAACAAGGCGATTTACAAAACGCTTTTTAAATTCATCTGCATCAAGATTGCTGGTTATGTGATACATCTTACCAAATTGCTGATAAATCTCATATCTTGCATATAAAAATTCATCTATCACACTGTTAAGGCTAGTACCATAACTTTTCTGATTCTCCGTTTCCACCCCAATATCATTCAAACAGATATTAAACGGTTCCGGCTTAAACCCTTTTGACTGTCCTTCATTAAATGTATGCCTGTCGATATGACCATTCATCTTGTAATAGTTCATCATTTGAGTAACTGATAGATTTTCAAAAGTATTCGGATTATGAGTCAGCCGTAAATAATCAGAAAAAATCTGCATAAGCATAGTTTTACCAGTACCAGGCTTCCCGACAAGTAACAGGTTTTTATGAATTTTATAATCTTCATCCGGGAAAACCTGCTCTGCATACCGACAACCATTGAAATAGTAAAGCAGGAAAGACAACACTTTCGAGTTGTTCTTGTCCACTTCAAACTCTCTGAATTCACGCCCCATATAATTATTCCCAAGAGATTTTATCAAATTCCGATGGGCATAGAATTCATTCGGATTCGTCAAATCATATTCAAAATCTTGACGAATAGTCTTTCTGTGCCGTTCCACAAGATTGTATATCTGTTCCTGTTTCAGCTTCGCAGCGAACGACTTTTCCAGTTGGATTTGTTGCAGTTGGGCTGAAAGCTTTTGCTCTTCGTTTGTCATCTTCTTGCTTTTTAAGGTCAATATCAAGCCATCTCGAAAAATGTGACATGGCATCTTTAGGGGATTTTTGGATCTCTCCCTCGTTTTGCAATTTTACAAAAAAACGCTTCAAACATTCGTGGAATGTTTCAACGGTAAATTCCATATGTCCGGCAGAACGGATATTCATAACAAATGGTTCTATCCACGATACATTCAATGCAAGTTCATTGTAACATTCCTTCAAAGGTTTATCGAAAATATCCGGTGGAGGAAATTCTTCTCGCGCTTGCGCACTAGAGAGAGAATTATTATCAGGCTCATTATCAGGCTCATTATAGTTAGCGTTGTTACCGCTTGTTAGATTTGTTACATCTTGACAACTTGTGTTACCTTTGTTATCATGTGTTAGATTTGTTACAGGAGTCCCATACCGGTTTGCCATTCCTTTCCTTCCTGCTTCACTCCTTTTTTCAACAAGGCAATTATACTTATCATTATTAGAGTCTATTTGCTTCTTTATAAAAGAAAATGCCATTTTAGCCAACGGTTTCAGCTCCGACAGTGTCCCCGATGCAGCATACTCAATAATTGCATCGTACACTTCAAGTCTGACCTCCGCAGGATATTCCATCAGCACTTCCTGCCATTCAATATAGAAGACAAATGATTTTCTTTTTGTATCCTTTTTCATTATGCCTATTATTTGACAATCAGTTATTTATATATTGTAAAGTTAACTTTTTATTATGAAATTACAATAAGTATATTTCTGAATATCAACAGTTTAAACATTGTTTATCAGTATCCTGCCTTATTAAGTCTTAACGATTCCTTCTCAAAACTTAAAAGCGTACGAAGAGCATCAAGTTGGTGTACACACGAGGCGTTAAGCCTATCCAACCGGTCAACCAAGAACGCTTCATCTTCCGCGATACTTTCAAGCAGGGCATTCTGTATTTTTGCAGAAAGACAGTTTTCTTTGGCGATCTGAATAATGGTATTCTGTATTTCATCTGACTTTTTTCTGCGAAGCATTTTCTTTGCATCTGCAAGCATTTCTCCTGTACGCATCATATATACCATTATTGTCGATATGCGCTCCTGAATTTCTTGCGGGTTATTAGAGCAAGTAATATTCAGATAATCGCTTATTTCCTTAATTTCCTGTTCCATGATTATATGTCATTTAAGTAATCTGTTACGACTTTCATAAATTCATCCAAAGACCGGCAGACTACGTATTTGTTCCCGGCAGCTTCACACTCTTTCTGCCATTCTTTTTGCACCGGTCTTTGGTATTTATCCGGCTTTTTCATTTCCACACACAAAGCTCCATAGAAGCGATTGCTTTTTAAAAGAATTAGATCGGCAACACCGGGAAGCATCCCTTCATCCTTCATGTATTCTCCGTTTCTTGCACTTCTTCTGGCAGCGTTCGGGACAGCAAACAGCATATCTTTTAGCTTGGGGTATTCCAATCTAAACCACTTCACGCAAGCGCATTGCATCTTATGCTCATCGTTCGTTGGTTTCTTACGTGATTTAGCTTTGGATGCAAGTTTAATCATCTCCTCGTATGTCATCGCTTTCTTTGTCTTGTGGGGTTACTACTGTATCTTTTCCGGTCTTGTCAACTACGACCTGCTTTCCTCCTACGGTAATGGTTGTTTTGCAGCCTTCCGGGAGTGACTGAATGAAATTACGAACAACGGGAGAGTTGGCGTTTTCGCTAATAGTATCTGACATTGATACTTCTGCGCTGTACGGATATACATCCATAATGGCAGTTTCCGCTACCGATGCAATCTGATAGTCAGCCATTGTACCTTTCATACCTTCGTCCAATTTCTTCACTGCGTCACGCAAGTCGGCAGCTTGTACCAATACCTGGGTAGACGTTTTTTTCTCAGCACCGCTTTTCTCGTCCAATGTGATGAAAACCAGCTTGCACTTGAACCAACGGTCGGCAGCTTCCTCTTCGCTGGGGAACAATTCGCTGTAGTTGGCACGTTTAATGTCAGATACCGTGAATTCTCCAGAAATGAACGGCGTCATTTCCTCGATGATTCGTGCCTCTGCTTCTGTAAAGCTGAGTGCGTCAACCAGATAAGGTTCCATAACTTTCTTTTGCATTCCGTTTTCCATTACTTTCTCATAACGGATCTTGCACTCAAACCATGTATGCATTGCCATAATTAATCCTCCTTTAAATTTTTGATACTATCTTCAAGCATTTCATTTAAACATGTTCCACCATTGTAAAATTGCATAATGTAGCTGTACGTCCCGTCATTGTTAGGAGTAAGGATTGAAATGTCCTGTGTATCCTCCTCTTCCTTGTCCTCAATGACTTCCCAAAGAACATCGTTGACCTCAATCACAATAGCTGGATAGGGATCATTTAACAATGCTTCTTTATAAGTCTTATAATATGCCCCTAACTCTATTTTAAGAGTCTTGCATTTCTGTTCACACCACCCTTCGACAGTATAATTATTCAAATCGACTTTCTTAATTTTGCCAATATGTCTTTCCATTTCACTCATTATCAATCCTCCTCTTCTTTTATAAGTTTCTCAATTAATTCTTTATTCCATCCTTGAATAAATCCGTTTTCATCAATATTCATAATGATATAGTCACCATATCCATCCTCTGCCGGGCACATGATTTTCGGCACATAGCCGTCATAAGAAGCAATAGCAATGTCATCTTCATCAATAATATCACATATAAAATCATCACACACTTTGTAGTGGACATTAGCAGTTATTCCTTGCATCCAGTTGACTATTCGTCCTGTTTCAATCGCTATAATAGGTCGCCAACGGTAATGATCTGAATATATATTATAATCAGGCTCTTCTTTTATTTGTACGGCACAAGGCATAAGAGGCTTGCCTATACCTTTGTTTTCGTGTAAATCAACGTCTCTTATTCCGTTTACTCTTGCATCCTCCCAATAACGGACACCTGCGTCTACTTTCAAGTAGACTGCCTCAACTTCAGTTGGTTTGTTAATTGTAATTTTCATTATTGTAATTTATTGTTTTCATAAACTTTGTATTCAGTAATAGGCAGCTTTCCAGAGAGAATAGCGTTGCCACAAGTTATAAGCCCATTATCTTCATCGTACGATGGAACAAACACAATCACATCAAATCCGTTGTTCTTTAAATCCGATTCGACGTCTTTGTAGGGAGTGAAAACATCGTAACCTCCTGTTGTTTCAATATGATTTTCTTCACAACTTCTTGTCCGGTGCAAGGGAGTTATCTTGCACATAAATGAATTGGGATCAAACAATGAACGTAGCTTCTTCCCGTCAATGATACTGTTATCTGCTAACGCGAAATTCAATGCGTATTTTCTACCGACAGGCAATGGTAACGATTTGCATATTTCAGATATTTTATCCAATGTCAAGGAATTACCAGAAAATAGATATTCACGCTGTTCGTCATCTGTACTATTAATAGAGAATTGAAGACCTGCATCACCATTAAATACATGATTCTTGATGGCAGTCCACATTAGCAAGAAGTGTACCAAGTGCTTGTTATTTTTTGGCATCATAGTACTTACTACTGGGTGTATAAGAGACGTGCCTAAATATGGCTTAATATCATCCCTTAGTTTAACTGCATGATTAAGCACTTCTTGGTTAAAAGTAGGCTCACCCATGCGTGCGTAGTGGATATTTAAGCGTTTGGTATAAGTTATCTCTGGATGCTGTTTTATAGCAAGTTCTACTTCATTCTTTAGGTCTTGCAATGTTGCATTTCTTCCATACCCAACTTTAGGAACATCGCAAAACTTGCAATTCATAGAACATCCATATTGAGTTGATATGGTTATAACCCATTTCTCTGTTAACGGCATAATTTTGCCATTAGGAACTCCGTTTAGTTCTCGTGTTATTCCTAAGAAATCAGCCTTTATATTAGCATTTTTCCCATAATCACCAACTGTTAGAAATTCCAGCATCCCGTTATCGCCTTTTGCCGTGTAAATCTCACCGGTGGGAACTTTGATGGTTTTATGTATTTTCATTGTTCTATTTTCTTTTGAACCTTCTTACTCATATTTCTGAATTGTCTTGCCTTATCCGCTTCACAAGGTTTGGTAGCAATTTTGTCTATCAAATTTGCACCATATTCAAGCATTCTGATAATAGAATTCAAATCTGTGTTACATAAGGTATCTGCAAGTTCAATCTTGTCGAAATCAATATTATTGTCATTCATGAAGTCGCCAAGAGCGATTATATTTTCACGAGTTGTGGTAACAGTAAAAGTTCTCGTAAGAAGTTCCGGTTCTTGGACTTTGGCTTGCTCGACAAAGGCAGGTGGTTCATTGGTGACCTGCTGACTGATTCTTGCAAACGGATTGACTGGATTCTGCTTGGCTCGTTCTGTCTCCTGTTTCATTCGTGCTTCTTCAGCGGCTTTTCTTTCCTGTTCGACCTTGCTCCGTGCTTCCTCTGCTGCTTTGGCACGCTCACGCTGTTCCTTCAGGCGATTGGCATACTGTATAGTGGATGCGATATTGAGTGTATCCATGTAATAGGTACGAAGGACATCGAAATCTTCACCAAAACCTTTTAATGTAGATAGCTCGTTTTCTACCTTAGCAAATATAGCATCAACGTCAGAGCAAACAGATTTCATACTGGCTGACTTGTTAAGCCATTCCGATTTGAAAACCTTATTGAAATCTAAAAGGTTAACATTCAGACCATCGAAGTAAGTTTTGATAGTGACTTTCTTCTTGTCCTTGTATTGCTGCTCATTCTGTTTTACTACCGTATCAATCTTAGCGGAGCATTCACCGATGAGTTTTACCGTTTCATTTACTACTTCCTTGAATTCTCCAAAAGGTTTCATAAACTCCTTCTCAATTTCAAGACGTTTGGCGTTGAGGGCTTTCGCTGCCTTGTTAAGAGCAGCCTTGTCTTTCTTCGCTTGGTCGATATTCTCATCGTTATAATTGGTAATATCATACATTGGCAGGGCTGATTTCACCATATCCCTGATCTGAATTGCGTTGGTAGTAAGACTACCTAACGTCTTTTCACTTACGACCAGTTCCAGATCGCTTTCTTGGATTGCTATTTGTGTATTCATTGTTCTGTTTTAAAGTTTCTATTTTCTGAAAGCTTCATGCTGCTCTTTTGTTTTAAGCCATTGTAGGCATCTTTTGTTATCAGGGACGGTCAATTGTGTGACAACCCCAAGCATTTCATCAAACGACAATTGATCTGTGCTTTTGTTATCGACGTGGACATCAAAGCATCCGTTATCAAGTCGTTTGATTATAATATCTGGTTTCATTGTAATATCCAATTTCATCATCCATATCAATTAGTTCTTTTACAACATCATTAGCAACACAGATGCGTTTCTCCATTTCTGCAAATACCATTTCATCCGGTATTATCCTTACAATATGAATAGGAGTATTTTGGAAAGGATTGTAAACAACAAAATCAGTCCATTGCGCACCAGTACACATCATGTGAGCCATACACTGGTAGAAATATTCAGGTTTGGTATCAAGCAGCGATTCGTTGTCGTATATTTCGCTTCTATACTTCATGAAAGTACTTTGAATCGGGCATTTGATTTCCAAACAGCCTTTTTCACCGGTTTCTTCATCATAATAATAGCCATCAGGGCTACTTGCGAAATACTCTATAGTAGGATGCTTACATGACCCTGTTTCAACAATATGTCGACCTGTGATTCTCTCATACAGTTCTCTGGCATTTTCTTCCTGATCTGTTCCCCATTGCATAGATTTGGTATTAATGCAGACCTGATGCAAATATTTCTCAAACTCGACATCATCATTGACAACTTCAGGATTCATATCCCTTTCTGATGCAACTTGATAAATATAAGTTTTGGCTGTATCGGAGAAGTAATCAGTTCTTCCTTTTTTCATTAGCAGTCCGACCTGCGACCCGGTGAAATTACCGAGCCGCTTGCGGAACCATTCTATAGAATGTTGTACTTCCATTACAATAATGATTTTCGAGCAGGTTTATTATTCGCGTAATCTTGAGTTTGGCTTGCAGGTTGTTCCGGTTGGGGCTGCTCTTTGACACCTGCGGCTTTTGCAGCAATCTCGGCAAGCTTGTTTTTCGTACCTTTATCCAGGATTTCTTCATACTCTGCATCCTGAATATCATCAGCTTCTTCTTTGGTTATTAATCCCATTGAAATCTCCGGGCAATATACACGTTGCCAAAAAGCAGCAGCACGATAGCGAAGCATTTGACTGGGCATTGATTGCCATTTTGAGCCGTTCTTCTTTATCCAGCCCTCTTTGTCCGCCATCCCAATAGTTATCCAATCACCATGAAGCGGTTCTTTATGTTCTTTATCGGATGACTCATAGGCAATGCAGCGACATCCATATTCCAAAGTACCTTCCTCTCCCTTAAATTCATAACGAAGTGGGGAAAAACGTCCGCTTGCGTTGATTGTAGCTATCAGAAATTTACTGCTAAAAGCTGGATTGCCATGTACGATATAAAGATTTTGCATACACATCAAAGGGTTACATCCCATTCTCATAGCCATATCCAATGCAATAACGCAGTTCCCGATGTTCCCTTTATAGGTATCCGGGACGATAGTACTTTCGGTGTACATTTTTGCCATGCGTTGCATAACTTCAAATTGTTTGACAGTCTGTCCTACAGGTGTCATTGCAAATTCTGCTGCCTGTTTAGCTTGAATAATTTGCAATTCCGTAACATTCTTTTCTTCCATATTTTATATTATTTAAAGTGGTTTGAATTGCTTCCGGAGTGCCGATCAAGACAAACCGGGAATAGATTACTCACACGGAATAACTTCACCATTGATTAACTTATAGTAAGTGTCAGGTTTTATAATTTCACCATCAACCCTTACAGCTTTAACTTCTTTAATCGGATACACATTGCCATCCCATTCCCCTCTTTCTGTAAGAACTATCCAACAACCAATGCTGCCTTTAGCCTTACTATCTTTCCCTGTTACTATGGCTATTGATTCTTTTCCGGTTACTTCTGCTGCTGATCGGTTTCCGGTGTTCGTCGCTGCTGATTGGTATCCGGTGTTCGTCGCTGCTGAATAGTCTCCGGTGTTCGTTGCTGCTGATTGGTATCCGGTGTTCGTCGCTGCTGAATAGTCTCCGGTGTTCGTCGCTGCTGATTGGTATCCGGTGTTCGTCGCTGCTGATTGGTATCCGGTGTTCGTCGCTGCTGATTGGTATCCGGTGTTCGTCGCTGCTGAATAGTCTCCGGTGTTCGTCGCTGCTGATTGGTATCCGGTGTTCGTCGCTGCTGAATAGTCTCCGGTGTTCGTTGCTGCTGATTGGTATCCGGTGTTCGTCGCTGCTGAATAGTCTCCGGTGTTCGTCGCTGCTGATCGGTCTCCGGTGTTCGTTGCTGCTGATTGGTATCCGGTGTTCGTCGCTGCTGATTGGTATCCGGTGTTCGTCGCTGCTGATTGGTCTCCGGTGTTCGTCGCTGCTGATCGGTTTCCGGTGTTCGTCGCTGCTGATCGGTTTCCGGTGTTCGTCGCTGCTGATCGGTTTCCGGTGTTCGTCGCTGCTGATCGGTCTCCGGTGTTCGTCGCTGCTGATCGGTTTCCGGTGTTAGATTTCTTATTATCTTTCCAATTTACTTTGTCTAAGATAAATTTTACTCCTGCTTCTATTATTCCCTTTAGTCCTATTTCTGCTGAAATATGTAATTTGGAACAAGCTACTTTGGTATCATCACCATCCCTATCAATATTACCGCTTCCTTTCACTATACAATACCTGCTCGATCCTTTTTCGCCATATGGTGGGTAATACCCTAATACATCTAAAGGATTTTCACAAAAATGAAAACCATTTGAGCAAGCTTCAATCTTCCCTTCTTCCTCGAACTCCTTCCCTACCTCATATTGGTAGTCTTTACACTTAAGGTCTTTATCAAATCCTTTAAATCCTGTTATTGTTTCTGACATGATTATATATTATTTAAAGTGGTTAATCAAATAAATAAAGCGTCTATCCTCACGAACCGACGCTTCCGAAAAGTTTAATTCAAAAAAGATTGTTCCTAGATACCGAACCAACGGACACTAGGATAGTATAGAACATGTAAAACTCAAATAAGGGACTCGCACCCTACGACATCCTGGGGTGTCGGCATTGGGTTAATTAATAAATGAATGTCTATTTGCGATTTCCTAATAATTCTAAGCTTGATTTTTATTCTTTATTCCAAATTTATCAGATATAATATCTATTGAATTTGCAAATGCTCTAAACATTCCATACGTAAATAAGGAACTTACAACACCAAGAATAAAAGATGTTGTTCTTTCCTCAAAATCGATTAACGTAAATGTTGTAATGAAAAAGAAACATGATGAAATAGTAGAAGCTAATAATGCAACTAATTCAAATAATATTGCTCCTCCTATTAAGATTACAAATATTTTCTTCATTTCTATGAATTTTATTACATATAAATAATTGAAATGCAATTTTATAGCTATTTTATATTGATGTATTTGTTTAAATCAATTGTAGCTAAAGCTTGTTTAATCTCCAATCTGGAATAGCATATCGGAGAATTTTTACCGGCTCCTTTTCTTTTGCCTTTTATTAATCCTTCTGATTCCATTTTGTTTATGTATGAAGGATCTACACCAAGCGTCTTGAACCATCTAACCAACTCTCTTGTACTTATATTATCTTTCGTTGGTTCATAAACTTTAATAGCTTTCATGTACCCAACTTGAACCATGTCAGCCATTATGTTCTTTAATTGATATAAATCTAGCTCTAGCTTTGTTCTCATAGCTATTGGCTTAAATTATTACACAGTTTAATTAATAGTTTCTAACTACCTGAATATATTCGGCTTCTTTATTGTTCACCACCGTATATAAACGTTGCCCCTTTTCAATAATCCTCTCTTCTCTAGCTTTTCTATTCAGTTCGATAGCGATTCTACGTATTTTTAATAACATTTCATTGCTATGGTCAAATTTAACATCGTCTTCTTTCTTTAAAAGTTTTTTTTCTATACGTATTCTCTCTTTGCTTTTATCAAACCCTTTTTTCCCTTTTATTCCTTTCATAATACAAATATTTAAATTATTGATTTGTGGGCGTAATCGGATTCGAACCGACAATAAACCAACCGGACAGGTGAGCTCACACACTGCCACTTTACGCCCGTTTCCTGTATCACGTCAGATACAGGACTTAATCGAAACACGAATTTTCACACATAAAACAGCTATTCTCTCGAACCGCATACCTATATCACTTTTCTCTCTTTAGTCTCTTTTGGTGCTTTTCCATGTATATGGAACATAATGCAAACACAGTAAATGAAAGCCAGAAAACGATATTTAATCGGTTTGCAAACAATATCACCATTGCAAATGATATTGTCCAAATTGCTAATAGTGGAGTACGTTTCATAAGATTAATTATTTGATTATTATTGTGGAGAATCTTGGATTTGCACCAAGATGAGTTGTCAAGCTCGCCACATCTAAGGTTGACATTCCTATTATCGAGTGGTGCGTCTACTGATTCCGCCAATTCTCCTTATTAAAAAGTGCACTATCTTCACAGACCGTACACTATAGAACCACACAAATAAAAAATAAAACACTGCAAAAAGTGCCCTACCCGATTCTCGCTATCGGATGCCGTTCAATCCGTCAGTAGGGCTATATATACACACTAATAGTGTGATGATCTTTAACTTATCGACTGCTGCTGTCTTAGGCTCATATCATCGCCATCGATTGCTTATACAGTTTATTATTCTCCGCCTCGGCTATAATGCTTATTAGCGCAGGCTACTTTAACGTGCCCTGAACACGGCTTCATTTTTGAGGGTTAAGCCTCCCATCCCGAATTAGGAGTCATCGGTTTACCATTGTGTCCTGAAAGCGTTTCGCTCGCTTCTTTCGTAGGTTCTAACCTAACAGAGCTTCGTATTCACTTATCAAATTAAAAAGGTAATTCATAATCCATTTCTTTGGCTTATTAAAAGCGGTCAATAACTGAACGGTCTTTTCGTCTTTCTCCTCCAAATCCTTTACGTATTGATGAAGGAAAGCCAAATTCTCGTTAATCTGTTCTGTACTCATAATTACCTCCAAGAGCTATCATAGTTAGTATATTTATCGGCAAAGAACGCTTTCAATACATTTCCCTTGCTTGCATTGAATACCGGCTTGAAAGACTTCTTTTCCTCTTCAATCTCTCTGTATTCTTTTTGCTGTTTCTTTGCCAAGAACCAAGCCTGTTTCAATGCTTCACTTAAAGAGATACGACGATACGCCTTCAAGATGTGAGCATGTTTCATTATCTCACTGTTATTAAATTTTCCATCTTTTAAAAAACTGAATGCGTTCATCTTAATCTCTTTTTAGTTATTACTATTGTTTCTATCAAATTTTATCCTTTTATTTGTATTGGATTGATTTGTATTGCAAAGATACTATAAGATTTTATATCACCAAAGCATATAGTATAAATAATTATAGTAGAAACATTATTTAACTATTAGAGCGGATTATACATTATTTATATAGAATCATGGAAATAAAAGAATTTATCAAAGAAGTGATAGGAGATATCACAGATGCTGTTATCGAAATTAATAGCGAGAAATGTAATAGTGGTGTAGTTGTTTGTCCTTCTAGATATTCTAATAGAGGAGAAATATATTCCATTACAGAAGATGGGAAAATGGTCAGAAACGTAGATTTCAATCTAAGCGTAGTTGTTTCTGGAAAGAATGAAGCTAATGCAGGTTTAAAAATTAGTATTGCAAGAGTTGGAATTGGCAATGAAACTACCAATTCCACTACAAGTACAATAAGTTTTTCTATTCCGGTTGCTTTTCCTCTTGAGAAGTAACCCAATCGTAAAAAACTTGCGCAAGTTTCAAGGGGCTACCACACATGTGCTGTGCCTCATAAACGCAAACTGCGTACTTTAAACAACTCATTCTGATTTGTTCATCAGAATTGCATAAATCGAGAAATAGGTTTAATTTTTCATTCATAGTTCTTTGATCTTAGTTCTTTGGTAATTTTATAATTATATCAGCTATGATAACAGAAAAAGCCAATATAGCGGAAGCAAATCCTACAATGCAGCATGCCCAACCTAATTTATCGTTTTTAGAAGGAAAAAATTTATTCATATATAATTGTTATTTTTTATGATTACAGAAACAAGTAAAGAATTAGAGATAGAGAAATACAATTTTTTTCGCTCTTTGGTGACTGTACAAGCGGCATTTGTGGCGGTGGTCTTCGGCCTCTCATCGGACACGATTCGCACAGAGGTGTATCTTCGTGCCGCAGCAATATCAACTCTGTTATCCATTTTCTTCGGATGTATTTGCCTATATGAGAGGACAAATACCTGCAATCGGATTTTAAACAAAATTCAGAAGGGACAAATAGATAGCATTTACCATAATGGCCATTTAGCCATCGATAGGCTATCAATCTTCTCCTTATGTGAGTGGCTATTCTATTTATCTTCCGCTTCAATTCTGATTTCATTGCTGCTATATGTTTGTTATTAATTGAAAATAAAAAAATATCCGCAATAGGTTGCAGCTACTACGGATACCATATATTAAACCTCTAGCGAGGAAGTTTAACCACTTTGTCTCTGTAACATCTGCAACTTGTTACGTAAACTTCCAAAATTGGCGTATTGACTAGTATGGCTCTTTCCCGTACCTTCGTGC